CTCAAGTAGCTGACAAAATACGCGGTCAGGTGCTCTCAGGATCCTCCAAAGATATCATGGATAACTTTGCCGAAGAGTACGGTTTCAGTTGGAGCATACAGGACGGGGAGGTTATTATAACGCCAGAACAAGAACCGTTAGAAGGCGACGAGGCGGTATTAGTTACAGCCGCTACAGGTATGATAGGTTCACCGACTATTACAGAAATCGGTGTTGATGTTACAACATTATTGAATCCCAGGTTACTTCCTAATAGAGGGTTTATAATAGAGTCTCTTAATGCCGATGTTGCTATCGGTAATCTGTTTTTCCGTAATATAAAACGGACTTCAGCGGAAGGTCTTTATAAGATACAAGAGGTAGTATTCAGAGGTGACTCAAGGGACGGAGACTGGCTTTCCTCAGTTAAAGGTAGGATTATACAATGAGCATCGGAAAAGCAGCTATAGCCAAGTTAGCATCTAACATAAAAGAAGGTATAGCTAATCGGCTTAAGGACCTTCATACTTCTATGCCCGGTATAATAGAAAGCTTTGACCCGGTCACTCAAACCGCCAGTATACAACCGGCTATAAAGAGAGTATTTATAACGCGAGAAGGGGTAACCGAAACACTGACTCCGACTAATCTGCCGATCCTTATTAATGTCCCGGTAAGTTTTCCAAGAGGAGGAGGGTTCTCATTGACCTTCCCTGTTGTTAAAGGTAATGAATGCTTGATCACATTTTGCGAGCGAGCCATAGATACTTGGCATAAGTTCGGAGGTATACGTACACCTAATGCCAAGCGGTTTCATCACTTGTCTGACGCTACTGCTACAGTCGGTTTGTCTTCTATACCATATAAGGTTCCTTCGTATAGTGCTACCGCTACTCAAATAAAGAAAGATGACGGATCAGCGGTTATATCGCTAAACGCTGACTCTAGTATATCCATAACCTCTACCGCAGATGTAACAGTAGACTGCGTTAATCTCATTGCAAACGCCAGCGGTACAGCAGATATTACAGCGACCTCAAGTTGTACCATAACAGCACCTACTATAACTCTAGCAGGCAATGTAATAATCGGCGGTACGCTGGCTCAGGGGTCAGGTGGCGTGAGTACAATGACTGGTGGGGTAGACATTATCGGTACCTTAACTAATAACGGTACGAACGTTGGTAGTACTCACACTCACCCACAAGCCGATGACTCATCAGGTGACACTCAACAGAATACAGGAGACCCGGTATGATAGGTAGAGCGCTAGATTCTAACAACGATCTAATGGTCAGGGGCGGAAGCTTACTAACTGTAGCAGACGGTGCGGAGATAGTTCAGCACGTTCGCAGTCGTTTGCTGTTTTATCTCGGGGAATGGTTCTTAGATATAGACTCGGGCGTACCTTATTTCCAAGAGATATTTACAAAACCGGCAAACTTAGCCAACATAGAGTCTATATTTAAAAGTAAAATTTTAAGGACTCCTGGTGTGCAAAGGTTAACCGACTTCTCTATGACTTACGAAGGTGGTTCATCAAGAACATTGTCTGTATCGTTTTCTGCTGAAACTACTTTTGGACTCATAGACAAAGACAAGGTGACTATAAATGTCTGAATACGGGATATCAAGTACAGGTTTTAAAAGGAAGCGACTTGATCTGCTATTGCAAGAGCTGAACGCTGAAGTTAAAACCATATTCGGGGATAACTTTAATGTCTCGCCTGAGTCCCCTGACGGGCAGATCAACGGGGTAATCTCTGAGTCTAATGCTAACTTATGGGAGTTGGCTGAGGAAGCTTATAATGCTTTCAACCCTAAAGCAGCCTCAGGCGCTGCTCTTAGCAACTTGGTGCAGTTAAATAAAATTAACCGCCTAATAGCTACTCGTAGTCGCGTAGAGCTAAGTTTAACAGGTGACTCGGGTACGGTTATTGTAGCAGGGAGTTTAGTAAGTACATCGGATACAGGGGACACACTCAGTACGAATCATTCTGTAACTATTGACGGAGCAGGTAATGCAGTTGTTCAGGCTACGGCTTTAGAGTTCGGCCCTATCTCTATATTAGCCGGTACAATAACCCAAATAGATACTCCGGTCTTAGGCTGGGATACGGTTACTAACAACGATAATGCTACCGTTGGAACCAATGAGGAGTCTGACTCTGACTTACGAGCTAGGCGTCAGCGCTCAGTAGCAGTTGACGCTCAAGCTATTATAGACGCCATAAGAGCAGGTGTGGAGAGTATAGATAATGTTACCCAAGCAGTTGTCTTAGAAAACGATACTAATGTGGAGGACAGTAATGGCTTACCTCCTAAATCTTTTCAAGTAGTGGTATCAGGCGGTACGAACGCAGATGTAGCTGATGTTATATGGTTAAAGAAACCGGCGGGTATACTAGCTTTTGGGGATATAACAGTAGAGATAATAGACAGCCAAGGAATAGCTCACGACATATCTTTTTCTAGACCTTCTCCGGTTGTTATATATGTTAAAGTTACATTAACTGCTTTCCCTGAATACCCTGCTAACGGCGACGATATTATAAAGAAGGCTATTGTTGATTATGCCAACGGGGATCTAGTAGACAACAGATCATTCGGTCTAGGTGATAATGTTATTTATACTAGGCTTTATACGCCTATAAACAGCGTAGCAGGGCATGAAATAGACGACTTGCAAATTAGTATTGTTTCTCCCGCTAACGGTGTTATTAATATACCTATCTCGATAACACAAATAGCAGATTTCCAAATAGCAAACATAACGGTGATCTCTTGAGTTCAACAACTATAGATCATAAGTCTTTGGCTGAGTCTAGGTTGGCTACGCAATACCGCGACTCGTTGAAACTCATTGCTTACATAAAAGCGCTACTACATGAAGCTGATACATTGGAGTCTGTTTTAAGAGACTTGTTGGAAAAGAGATGGATAGATACCGCCGTAGGGGTTAATCTTGATATACTAGGTTCCATAGTAGGACAAACCCGCGAGTTCATAGACGCGGAGGTATTTGATTACTTTGGCTTTGCCGACAATCCTATAGCTCAGTCATTCGGAACCCTTTCCGATGTTGGTATAGGTGGTCGATTTAGAGCAGTAGGCGAAGCTACTCAGGGTATACGGTTACTTACCGATGATGAGTATAGAGTTTTCATTAAGGCTAGGCTATTAAGAAACTCCACGTCCTCTACTCCTGAAGAAATAATAGCTCAGTTTAGGTTTTTGTTTGATTCTCCTATTGTAATTATAAGAGAAGGATTAAAGGCTTCCTATGAAATAAGCATAGGAAGGAGACTAAGCCTTAATGAAAAGTCTATAATATCACAAACTAATATAGTCCCTAAGACAGCGGGTGTCTCGGCCTCTTATGTAACTGAATTCGATAGTAATGATTTTTTCAGCTTTAAAACCATACCGGGGTCATTAGGTTTTGGCTCTATAAACAATACCGAACTAGGCGGAAAGTTCGGTCAACTTATATTTTAACAGGTGATACATGACTGATAAACCGAATTTGACAAGAGTATGGGCTAAGACTGCTCCAGGCGGTAATGTCGTAGACCCTGATACAGTTACAGCGGGTAAGTTTACCTCCGGTTGGCAAGCAGAGGTTCCTCCGTTTGAATATTTTAATTTTATTCAGAAACAAGTAACTGAAGGGCTAGCTCATATAAACGAGCAGGGTATTGCAGTTTGGGACGAGGTTACGACTTATCCTGTCAGCGGTTTGGCTAAAGGTTCTGATGGTAATGTTTACAAAGCGATAGTTTCACAATCCGATAATGATCCTGTTTCAGACAACGGAACTAATTGGATAGACGAACTAAATAGTCGCGTCATTAGCGTAACAAGCATCGCGGCTATGGAAGCCTACTCCGCGCCGGCTGGCTATGTCTTCAGCCTTAATAATGGCGGGCGATCTGGTGTTTTTGATGTTGTGGCTGGCCCCGCACCAAAAAGCGACCCGCAAAATGGCATATACATAACATTAGCAAACGGAAATCACGCAGCTCGAAGATTTCTTGGCGCTTACAGTGTGCTTTGGTTTGGAGCTATTGCGGACAATTCGACAGACGCAGCCACGGCAATTCAAGCCGCAATTGATTTTGTTTCTGTTGGTGTGGTCTACTTGCCTTCTGGTAATTATATTTCACAGTCATCTATTGTTTGGAATCAAAAAATAATTACTTTTTTGGGGGACGGAATAGATTTAACAAATTTGACATTTTCAGGAAATATTGACGGGTTGCAGGTAGGCACTGACAGCTTAAACGGGGGTCTTTTAACGGTCAAAAATATATCAATAAAAACGGTTACTGCAACAACTAGCAAAGCCGCCATTAGGTTTAAGTCAGACGGAATAGTTCAGGGCAGTTTAAAAGTAGAAGACGTTTTGATTAGGGGAGAAAACACAGACACGCATTATTGGTCTGACGGTATTTTTTCAAAAAACGCCGTGGCCCCGACTTTTGAAAATGTAAATATATACGGAATTTCTAACGCTACCTCTACAGAAAGAACCAGCGCCACCGACTCCGGCATTTTTTGTACGGCAGACACTGGCGCAGTAATATACAACTTTGAAAAAGTCTTTGTAATTGATTACAGCACTGGTCTTTCTATTAAGGCAACCAGCAACCCTTCGATTGAGGGCGTAAGGATAAACAGGTGCGATTTTGTGTTTGTTGGATTTGGCATAGATATTGATTTTTCAGGGTCGGCGGGTGGGTATAAGCCCCCACAGTTTTATATTACAGAAACTCACTCTGAATTTATCTTTGCCGCTGTTCGCTTAAATTCTGTAAAATATGCAAACGTAACAAATAATTTATTTTTTGGAGCGCCGGGAGAAGACCTCGCAACTGTATGCGTTCTGCTACAAGATTGTGAAAACTCAGAACTTTCAGATAACTCTATGCAAAGCCGACCGGCAAATACTTCACTTTCTGGAATTCAATTTAGTGATTGTTCTGACTGTTCGGCCAAAAATAATCAAGGCGAACTTTCCGGCAATCTAATAGAGTTCACAGGATCAACAGATAGCTGCGTTGAAATAGGAAACAAACAAACCGGCGCTGGCGGATATTCAACAGACTCATCATCTGGAGTAAATCAGGGCGGAAAACTTATTGAAGCGGACGGTTATGAGTGGACCAGTTCTGGCGTATTATCGCAATGGGGGGAGTCTAGCGGAACAACTGACGCAAACGGGGATTTAACCATAAATTATCCGCGTCAATTTAATACCGTGTTTGTCGTGGTGCCAAGCAACGGAAACGGAGGCGCAGGTACAGAGCCAGCCATCCTAATGTCACAAAACAACACCGGCTTTGTAGTTAGGTTTCCAGGGGCAAACGCTGTGGCTCGTAGTTGTTCGTGGACTGCTAGGGGTAAATAAAATGAAAATTAAAAAAGTAGTAACTTACGTCGCCGCAACGCCGGTCGTCATGGACATAGGGGCAGCGTATCTCCGCAGCTGGCACGTTGATGAAAGAGGGCGTAATTTATGATCTACGCACAACACTTTAGCCAAGAGGAGTTCCGTGGCTGGGCCGAAGACATGAGTCCGCGCCTAATTACCATGCTAGACGTACTCCGGTTTCGCCTAGGCAGCGTAATAGAAATATCGGCAAGCGATTACGCTCTAGGCCGTAACAAGATAATAAAGGAGTAATCTATGTTTATATTCTCAAAAACATCGAACTTAAGAAGACTAGGCGTAGATCCCCGGTTGATTCAAGTATCTGACCGGGCTTTGGAAATATCCGTTGTTGACTTTGGCATACCTAAACATGGGGGCATACGTACAGCGGAGGAGCAATATCAACTGTTCCTTGACGGTAAGTCCAGGGCTGACGGTACTAATAATCTTAGCTACCACCAAAGCGGCAAGGCGCTGGACTTCTTTGCCTTTGTAGACGGTGAGGCAAGCTGGCATCCTGGACATCTGGCTATGGTTGCCGCAGCCTTCCTACAAGCCGGTGCTGAGTTTGGCTATAAGCTTACATGGGGTGGTCTTTGGCTACCTGTTAAAACGACCAGTGGAGTCCCTCATGGTTGGGACGCTGGTCACATACAAATAGAGGAATAATTATGAAAGCAATACTAGCTATACTTGTAATGCTAACAATGTCTCAGTTTGCAGTAGCGGCTGAAGGAACATCTACACTTAGCTGGGAAGCACCAGAAACAAGAGTAGACGGCACAGCTATGGCAGTG